ACCAGGAGTGCCGGCTGCGGGCGCACCAGGAATAGAGGGTGAAGCAACTATGGGCAGAAACTCAGTTTGCCAGTCGAAGAGTCGATTTTTTACGTTACGTCTGCGTATAGCGGACATAACTGGAGTATCGAACGGGTCTATGTTGTAGATGGCGTTGCTTAAATCTTCCCTGTTACCTACCGCTTGGTAAGTAGTGAAGGCATTGGTAACTTTTGCCATGGTTTATTACTCCGGATCATCTGAGAAGCCTGTGGAAGTACGTCTCTGCGTCTTCCATTCGTCCACTGCGGGCTAGTTGCCGCTGGGCTTCATCGACGTTCCGGCGTCCAGCACTCCCCGAAAGGGGCCTAGCGGAACCAGGTGCCAATGACTTGCCGTTAGGACCGGGGAGGGCCGCTTGGGGTCTTACCGCCATCCCCTGGTCATAGAGCCAGGCCTTGAACAAGACATTCAACATGCGCTTGTCATAGACTCCGGCGACTTCCATCTCGTTGAAGCCTTCGGCCAATGCGGTCTTCCGCATGCCGCCGATGACTCGCTGCAGAGATGGTTCGTCCTTGATCAGCTTTGCATGATCGTTGACGAATTCTGTGAATTGCTCGACCGCATATTTCGCACTCGCGCGGTCTTGCTCCTCTTGCCTGTTTTGAATCGCCCAGGCCCGATTCGCTCGGATCTGGTGCAATTTTCCGTAGACCTCTTGAAACTGCTTCTGCCGTTGCCGCGCCGCCAGCGGATTCGCTTCGTACTCCCGGTCCCAATCCGGCTCTTGCGGCGTAAGCCCGCGAATGTCCTCGTCGAGATATTGAAGACCGTTGATGTAGAGATCGCGCATCTGGCTGACGCGCTGATTCTCTTGCTCGATGACTTGCTTGTGCTCGTTGACCTTGTTCAGCCGGCTGTGGAACGTCGCCGTGCGAATATAACCGTCACGAAGCTCGCCAAGCGTGACGGTCTGCGGCTCGCCGTCTACGGTAATTTCATATTGCGCGTTTTCGTCGGCATCTTCGCCTTCGTCGGCACTCGCTTCATCGACGGCGGCGTCGGCTTGGGCGTCGCCCGCGACATCATCGGCTCTTGCGTGTCCATCGTCGGCGGCGGCATCATCGCTGACCGCGGCGTCGGCATCACGTCGTTCGCCACTCGGCCTTTCAGTTTCGGTGGACGCTTCGCCGGATCGTGATTGAGCTTCGCGGTGCGCCCTCTGGTCAAACCTACCATCTGCAATCTCCCTTTCGCGTTGACGAAGGCCGGCAAAGTCGCCGCCGTCGCTTGTATCGCCCGTCTCCGGATCGCCCTCGACCATCCGAACCGAGAACAGCGGCTCTGCCCGCTCCGCGGTCTGAGTAAATCGCCCACTGGTATCGCGCGGCGCCGGCGCCGGCGCGCGCGGCGTTCCCTCGTTCGCAGTCTGCGCCGGATCGATCGCCTGTTGAAATGCTGCAACCGCAGTATCGACGCCTTCAGCCATTTACCGCTTGTTCCTCAACGCAACTTTGTAATCGATGACGAAGGTCTTCAACGAATTCGCCACCTCGTCCAAAACCTGAAGCTTGTAGGTGAGGTTGTTCTTCGTCTCCCGTTCATTCGCGTCCATCAATTGCTGAAACCAACGCTGGCGCACAGTGCGCACGCCGAGCATAAACACGCCCTTCGGATCGAGAAGATCCGTCGCCTCTTCGCTGCGCTCGCGCTTGATCGCCAGATCATCGGGCGCCGCAACCGGCTCGGAAACGTCGTCGCTCACGTGCCGTCTCCCGGGTCATCCGGCGCATTCGCTTGCGTCTGGGCGATCGCCTGGTCGCTCTGGTTCTGCATGTTCTGGGTATGCACGTCGATCGCGCCGTCGTGCGCCGTCTTGAAGATATCCGCCGCCATCTGGCCCAACGTCGAGACATGCTGGGCGTGAATCTTGTCGCGCTCGACGTCAAGCTTTTGCTGATCGTAAAGCGTCTTCTCGCGCAGTTGCTGCAGCGCAAGATCATGCTGCTGATTCTGGATTTGCTCCTTGAGTTGCTGATCGCCCAGAGCTTGCGCCGCGTCGGCCTTGACCTTCTGGTACTGCGCCTGCGCCGCCAATGTCATTGCGTCGGGCTCCTTAGGAGCTGACAGCAATTGCTGCATCGCTTGCGGATCCGGCATCTTGAAATAGCGCTGAACATTTTTAATGTTCGCTATCGCCAGCATGTCGGTTTGCGTGTTCATCATCTCGGGCAACCCACAAACCGGATTCGCGAGGCCCATTTGCGCAACGATCGTTTGCTGATCCTGCTTGATTTGCTGCAATGTCATCAGGCGGACGGTGTCCGAACCTTTGCCGAGGGTTGGGTTGACCTCTACGCTCATGGACGCGTCGAAGGTCGAAGTGTCGTAATCGGTCCACGAGCCATTGACCCGGAGAGTCCGTTGCTGCGCGGGATTCTCCACGACCTCGTTGAACAGGCCAGCGAAGAGGTCCTTGAAACCCGTCTCAGCCAGAACGCGCGCCACAAGCTCCGTTCGCTCTTGAGCCCCGTTTATGATCGCTTCCACCCCAATCATGGTGGAACTCTGCAGTGCTTTCGGATCCAAGCCCTTTGCCGCATCGCTCAGCCCTGTACGCCGCTGGAGCACGTCGTTGAGAAGCTCCACTACTGGCGCCATGTCCTTGCCGAGGAATGGCGTCGACGTGTACATGACCGCCGCCGAAGGATCGCCCCGCACCCGAATTACAGCGCCGAGCTCATCGTTCAGGGCATCGTCGACATTTACGTTGAGTTCATTAATCACCGTCTTGGGATTGATCGATTCGGCGGCTGAATCCAGCATCGCACGGGTTAAATTCGTCTTGATCCTCTGAATGTCCATCACGTAGTCAGCGATCGAGTCGCCGACGATCGTGTGCGAAATCGGGTCACAGGAAAACAGCGCGAATTTTATTCTATTCGCCGGCTCATCGTTGACGATCTCGTGATTCTCGCCCAGCGTGCAGAGCCTACGAAGCTCGGGGAATCCGTCGCCATCTTTGTCGACGCGAATGTACCACTCGCCAAACATCACCCCGTCGCCAACGCGGGTCGACATCTGCCGGCCAGGGTTTCTCAGTTGCGCTTCTTGCGTGAACTCTGGCGTCGACTGCGATTGAATGTAATCGAGGAGATCTTCGCGCGCGTAGCCCATCGCAATGAGCTCATCGACCGGAACCACGCGCTCGTGGCCCATGATCCGGCTATCTTGAAATGACCGCGCATAGCGGTCGAGCCGCATCTCTTCCGGCGGCACGCCCTCGACTTTGATCAGCGGCTTCTTCACCTCATACGACAGGACGACGCGATCATAGATCGCGATCGGCGGCATCTGAGGCGGCGCCGCTGGCGGCGGACCTGGCTGTGGTCCCGGCGGCGGCCCCGGCTGCATCGGCGGCGCGCTGCCAGGAGGCGCTCCCGGCGAAGCCCCTAGTGGACCCCCTGACGGTCCTGGCGGCGGCGCCGCGCCGCCAGGAGGCGCTCCTGGCGGGCCCATCGGCGGCGACGCGGTGGGAGGCGCCGGCCCGCCACCGAGAGGAGCTCCGCCCAAGCCGGGAAGCGGCCCCGGCGGAGGCTGCATCTGCGGCGGCGGCGGCAACGGATTCCCGATCTCGACCAGTTTCGCGCTCGGGTCTTCAGTCAGGATCTGCTGAATCTGTTGCGCCGTGATGTAGGTGAACGTCTTGCGCCGGAATTCCTTGCGCGTGTCCGTCCACCATTTGAGGAAGCCGGTGCGAACGGTGAGCGCGTCCTTGAACGCGCCGTAAAGCTTCAAAAATCCCGCGTTGTCGTTCCAGAACGTGTAGTTGACGTAAGCCGTCGCTTGGCTCGCCATGTCGCTCTCAGCCGCATTGCGCGGCACGAGCTCGACCGGAGATTCCGACGCGCCGAATAGCCGAATCAAGCTCGGCAGCATCAGCATCACCGCATCGCGGACGTCAGTCGAAACATATTTCGATCGGTTGACCGATTCTTGCGTGTCGCCTGAAACTTCCGCGTAAGTTGCGTTAGGGTCT